GCTGCTGCATCCCGGCCAGCGCGCCCATGCCCTGCACGCCGGACATCTGGCCCAACTGCTGGGCGAGCTGGGCTGTGATTGCCTGTGCGATCATCTTCTTCCGTTTCTGGTCGAGGTGCTCGAGGATGTGCGCAGCCAGGCGGTTGACGGCATCCTGGTCCTTGTCCGGATCGGTGCGCGCGTCCATGGCCCGCTTGTAATGGTCCTGCAGGTGGAGGTCGTCATTGTCGAGCGGGTTGACGGGCGTGTCCTCGCCCTTCAGCATGAGCGCCCACTCTTCCTTGGGATTCTTGGGCATACCGAGGTCCGGCGGCTCGGGGAGGATGTCGCGGAAGTTGTCGTCGCCCATGGCCGCGTGGATACCGTTGGTGATGACCCACAGCGCGCGGGGGTTCTGGACGACGAGCGGGTTCTGCATGTCGAGCCCGTACAATTGCATCTGGTTCTGTTTCTTCGCTTCCCGGCTCCAAACGCTGGTCGCGAAGCGCAGATCAAAGTCGTACCGGCCGCCGCGCTCTTCGGCGGTCATCTCGCCGAAGCCGTTCTTGGTCGCAAACAGCTCATTCGCGTCGTCGTCGGTCACGCGGAAGAACACGCTGGGCGGCGAGAACTCGGTGTCGAGCTGCCAGATGTGATTGATGATCTTGCGGATGTCCTCGCGCAGCATCATCGTGTCGAGCGACGCCCGGACGTTGCCCTGTTCGATGAGGGCGAGCTGGCCGGAAGCCGTTCGTGGGGCGTTGGGCCTGTCGATCGCGCGCCCCAGCGTCTGATCTGAGACGCCAGTGACGCGCTCGCCGTAGCTCATTACCGACTGTTCTTTCGCGACAACATAGCCCAACTCCGGCTGGATCTGAATCGCCTTGACGCTGTTGGGGTCGTCGCAGGGTATCGCCTGGCCCGGCTCGTACTTCATGGTCTTCGGGTTGTAGCCGACGCCGGGTTTGTAGAAGATCACCGGGCCAACGGTGAACTGGCCGGCCTCGGTGAAAAGGTTGTGATTGACGCTGACTTCGTCGTCGATCGAGTCGAGCAGCTCCCCGAACCCGGCCGACCAGTAGGAACCGTCCTTCACGAGCGACGCCTCTACGAATGGGCGCCGGTCTTTCATGTTGGGGTATAGCTCCATCAGGTCCTGCACACCGTAGACCTGGTGCAGCTCGGGGAAGTACCAGACCAGGATGTCGCGCTGGTAAAGTTCGCGGGCCTTGATGTCGTTCAGGTCGGGGGATTGCTTGGGATCGACGGGCAAGCGCCACTTGCCGAACCACTTGTAAACCTGGATCGTGCCACGGTTGGCGAGCGAGCCCTCGTACGTGATCCCCTCGTCGAGATCCTTCTCGCGTTTGATCTGCTCGGCCTCCCAGTTGCGCTGCCGTCGCAGACTGGCGAGGTTCACGAACTGGTCGAAGTTCTCGGTGATACCAAACAGCTTGCCTTGCCGCTCGGCGTCCAGGAGTTGGTCGGGCGTGAGCCGCTGCTGGTGCACGACGAAGCTGAAGTCCTGGAGGTTGGTGGCGTCCTCAGCCGGCACGATTAACTCATCGGGCCAGAGTGGCTCGAATCCAGGGCCGTCGTACCAGACCTCGTGTGTGATCTTGCCGTCCTCGCCCTTCTTCAGGAACGTCTCCTGAACCCAAGGGGCGGCGGCGAAAGCCCGGCCGCAGAGCGTCAGCCAGAACACGAAGGGACCGAACTTTGAGACGCAATTCATCGAGTCGAACATGCGCCAGGTCATGTAGCGCCCGATCTTCTTCACCAACCTCTCGTCACTGGGAGCAACCGGCACGGCCACCACTTCAGCGTCGTCGCCAAACAGCGCCTGCATCGTTGTGGCCATCTTCGAAAACGTGTTCCACTGCACGAGCGGAACGCTGAAGTTGGAAGCTTCCTCGTCGCCAGGCGCCGGCGGATCGACGCGGTTGCGCCACTTCTGGTAGTAGCCCCGGAAGCGTTCCAGCCGTTTCTCGTGGTCAGCGTTGGCGCCGCGGAAGTCGTAGTCGATCTGGGCGGCTAACTTGGAGAGTTCGTCTTCGGAGAGTTCAAGTTGGAACTCGGAGCGCTCTTGCATGCCTGTTCATTGCAGGCTGGGCGGTAGTATACGCAGCCAGGCGCGTGCGGATGCAGGGGTGGGATCTCCCGGCCGGTCCAGTTGCCAACAATGCACTCGCCGGGGCAGGTGGCGTCTTCGGAGCAGCGGATAACCTTAGGACACCAAGCAGCGTGTTCGCCGCGCCCGAACACGCACGCCTCGCAGCACTTGTCGGGGTTTGGCTGGTAGCGCCGGGAAACAATCTCACCCATGTAGGCTCTCCATGGCTGCAGGTAACAGGCTTACTACCTTGACAGGGCACGCATACTCGACCAAAAACCGAAGGGAGGCGCCGAATTCCTCAACGCTCTGGTAAATGACTACTGTCGCCGGATCCACACCGGCTTTTTGCGCTGCCGCCCTTAGAGCTTCGAACATCCTCATTTCCCAACCAGCCGACCAGTAAATAGCATCGATTGCGCGAATCTCGAATTGAAAGGACTGGTTGCGTTCCACTGAGCGTTTCCAATCATCCATAGCAGACGGGCTCTTGTAAACCCCCATGACTACCTCCGTATCCTCCGGTACTGCACAACCTCGGCGACGGGTTTGTTCGCTTCGGCCTTGGCCGCGGCCTCCCGCCGCTCCTGGGCGCGCACGGCGAACGGCAGTGTGTGGACACCCACAGCCAGCGCCATCACACAATCGTCGTGATTTCCTTGGCTCGCGGCTTGCTTTCCGTTCGGCCACGTCACGAACGTCCGCAGTTCGGCGCGCGTGGTCTTGTCGCGAATCAGGACTGTCATCTCGCGCAGCGCCCGGCTCAGGCTGGCAATGGCCTGGGGCTTGGTCACGGTCGTCGTTAAAAAGCCGATGTCTTGGAGCAATAGGGGTCGGCGGTCGTCTGGATCACGCTGACGGTTGTAAATCAACTCCAGTGGGTACTGCGATCTCAGAATCGCCTCGATCATGGCCACGGCCGGCCCATCGGCGTCTGGAGCGATGTAGGCCCAGTTGTACCACTTGGCCGTTGCGACAACCATCTCACCGAACTTGGACGGCTCGATGCGGTCCCGGATCATCGCTACCTGCTCGCACGTCGCGGTGTCGAACACGTGCGCCACCGCGTAATCGGGATCGGCGCTCGTCGCCCGGTCGCTGACGTCGATGCCCTTTGCGGCGTCGGTGGAAACAAGGTAGAAGTGCCTTTTCTCGGGGCGTTTCCACAGTGACACCGGGCCGTGGCCGTCCTGGCGCGGGTTGAACTGAACCTCTACGCGAATCCCCGTGTTCTCTTCGCAGAGGTCGCCTACTAGAGCCTCAGAGACCAGCGGCTGCCGCTCCAGCGCCTTCATGTCGAACACCGTGCGGCCCGAAGCGACGAACGCTTCTTCCGGGCACGCCGGAAACTCCTGGTGAAAGCGGTTGATGTCGCCTTCGCAGGTGGTTTGAATCGCCCAGCGCCGCCACGCCATCTGACCCAGTGTCAGGTTGTAGCGGTTGCGGATCTCCCACTCTTCCTTGTCGAGCGACCGCTGAAATACTGCAGGATCGGCAAGCTCGCGCGAGTACTCCGGCAGCTCCCACCACGCAACAAACACGCCGATCCAGCCGGATGTCGAAGAGGGATCCATCGCCTCCATCCAGCCGCGATAGAAGCTGCCCGACGCGCCGTTCGCTGTGCTTTCGTCGATAATCAGCGTGTCTGGATCGTCCGGGACACGCGCGAGCAGCCCAGTGCGGAGATCTTCAGCCCGACGCCAGAACGCCGTCTCGGATAGCTCCAGAACCTTGAATGGGCGCGATCGGCCGCCCCGGCTGGTCTCGGCCGAGCCGAACTCAATCGAAGAATGGTTCGCGAACTCAATGATGTGATCCTGGTTCGTCCGCGCCACCTTGGGCATGGCCAAGCCAAAGAACGGCTTGTAATTCGCCAGGAACTGGGTAAAGTAATCGTACAGGTTCCGCGTCGCCTCGAACAGGTGCGCGTAGACCTTGGCGTGTGTGCCCGGGGTGAACGCCGTCCGGCGGAGGACATGGGAGCACGCGCCCATGCTCATGTGCACCTGGCCAGCCTTCAGACAGCGAACGCGAATCGGAAGACCCAGGCGCTCCTGATGTTCGATCGCTGTTGTGAGCTTGACCTGGCCCGGGGTGAGGACCAACGGCACCTGTTTGCCGCTCTTGTTGCGGATTTCCAGGGTCTGCTTGCAGAACCCGGCATGGTCGAAGCGCAGCCTGCCGATCAGCTCCTCGATCTGCGGATTGGTGAGACGCTCGGCCGCCTGAAGGCTCATGGAAGCGTGACTTCCTCCGAGTCTGACCTAGGCCG